GCCTGCTGAAATCGCAAGAACAGCAAGTGTAGGGACAAGTAATGTGGCGGCTAGAGCTGACCACATACATAGCGCAGCAAATTTGCTGCTTGATGGAGGAAATTATTAATGGCTAATAAGATTAGAATTAAAAGAAGAGCTGCTGGTGGCGCTGCTGGTGCTCCATCAAGCCTTGAGAATGCAGAATTAGCGTTTAACGAACAGGATGATGTTCTTTACTACGGTGAAGGAACTGGCGGCGTTGACGGTACGGCAACACAAATTTTGGCAATTGGCGGCTCTGGTGCTTTTGCAACATTGAGCACCGAGCAGACGGTAAGTGGAAATAAAACATTCTCTGGTGTTGTTGTTGTACCAACGCCATCTGCAAACACCCACGCTGCAACAAAAGCATATGTCGATAGCGAAATTGCAAACTCTATTGCAAATGTTGCTACCACATTTACTGTTGCTGGCGATGGTGGAACAAATCAAACAATTACAACTGGTGCTGATACACTAACTATTTCTGGCGGAACAGGTCTTTCGTCGGTTGCTGGCGCAACAGATACTGTCACAATTAATCTTGATAATACAACAGTTACTGCCGCAAGCTATGGTGGCGCAGGGACTGTTGCAACCTTTACGGTTGATGCGCAAGGTCGCCTAACAGCAGCCAGCAACTCAACAATTTCTATTACAGGATCACAAGTCAGCGATCTTTCAACAGCGACTGTTACATCGCTTACTGGAACAACAAATCAAATTGCTGTAAGCTCATCTGCTGGTTCAGTCACATTAAGCCTACCAGCCAATGTTACTATTTCAGATAGTTTAACAGTTACTGGAGATCTTACAGTTCAAGGCAATACGACAACTCTTAATACAGCAACACTTGTTGTTGAGGATAAGAATGTTGTCCTCGCCAATGTTGCTTCTCCAGATGATACAACAGCCGATGGTGCTGGCATTTCAATTCTTGGCGCAACAACAAAAACATTGAACTGGATTGATGCAACAGACGCTTGGACATCATCAGAGCATCTTGATCTGGCTTCTGGTAAAGTTTTCAAGATTAATAACACAACAGTCTTAAGTGGAACAAACTTGGACAATGTTACTGTTGATGGCGGTACTTTCTAAAAGGAGCCAACAATGGCTAATATTGTAAAAATTAAAAGATCCGGTACATCGAGTTCAGCGCCGACAGATCTTGAATACGGTGAATTGGCAATCAACTATGCCGATGGTCTATTGTTTTACAAAGATTCTAGCAATACAATTGTTTCTTTTGATATCAGTGGAACATTTAATGTCAGTGATGTTGGTAACGATTTAAATGATCTAGAAGTGTCTGTTGCAATGCAAGTCTTTTAAGGGTTAGAACCTGATTTCTGGTACAATTGAATATTATGGATGATGTCAAAATCAATACAAGCAAAACTCTTACATTGACACTTCCGAGTGACCCTGCAAGCAATGCTGTTTCCGTAAGTCTATATCATGAATTTGGTTCGCTAGTCTCAGGTCCAACTGCGGCAACAAGAACAAGTACCGGGGTTTATACAATCACTTATGGGCAGGAAGCCTCAGGAATTTACATACTTAATAGCGGTGGCAAGTATAAGGCTGATTTTACATACACTATTTCTGGCACATCTTATACTCAATCTCAATATATAAATGTTTATACACCATACGCGGATATTGATACATTTTTTACTGACCACCCAGACCTAGAGGCTGACTATTATGAAAAATTTGATAAAATGGAAAAAAGAGTCAGAAATATAATTAACACATTTTGTGGTCAATCTTTTGATTATTATCCAAATAAGTATATTGAAATTTCAGGGTCTGGAAAAAACACAATGCATCTTCCATATCCAATATCCACTTTGACAAAAGTTACAGTTAATACTGGTGATGAAGATCAAACAGTTATTCATGATTCAACCGACCCAACTATTAATAATATAGAAAAAACAAAAGAACCTCACAACTTCAATTCAAGCTATTACATACAATTTAAAAGATCGTACCTCGACAGTGTGCAGACAATAATTGTTGCTTCAAAATTTGACGTAGGTGATGATTATAAAATTGAGGGAGACTTTGGATGGAGGTATGTGCCAGACAACATTATACAAGCTGCAGATCTATTGTTGGAAGATATGATGAATGGCGATTCTGATTATAGAAGGCATGGAATGACAACTGTAGATATGGATATTCTTAAGTATAATACAAAAGATAGCTTTTATGAATCTACTGGGAATATTGATGCTGATGTCCTACTTATGGATTACACTTTGTTTGTAATGGATTATGTGGTGTAATGTCTTATCAAACATTTTTTAGATTTGCACACAAGTGTGATGTGTATTCTAAGACTACTTCTACAAATGCTGCCGGTCAAGAGTATGCTACATTTGCGAAGACAGCTACAATAGGTTTTCAATTCCAGGCTCCAACTACCCAGTCAACATCTTCTAGCGATAGAAGGTTGTCTCCATATGTAGATAACTTTTCAAAATATGAAGGCATTGTCCCATCTATGTATGAGCAGTATATTAGTTATGATAATAGAATAACAAATATAACAGATGCGAAAGGTAATCAAGTTGATACTGACACTTATGAGATTGTAGGCATTCAGCCAAAATTTGTTTTTTCTGGGAAAAAACATCATATAGTAATTTCTTTAAGAAGAGTGGTGGAAACGTAATGTTTAAAGTTAAAGTTGAAAATAATTTAAATGCTGTATTAAATAAGATTGACATGTTGAAAATCAATATAGAGTCAGCAGCTGCAGATGCTGTAATGTCTGCGGATTCAGAAATAAAAGATGTTTTTAATAATGAATATTTTGAAAATACAGAAATTGAGATGACTCCAAGTGTTGATGGTCTTGAGATAAATATAAAAAATTTAGATGAAGATTATTATTATTATCAAAATACTACTGGTAATTCTTATTATGATCTTGGGAACAAAGTAAAAGAAGTAATTTCAAATAAACTAAAATCTAAGTTTGGAGGTCTTGTATGACTCTCCCAATATATGATATAAACAATCATCTTAAAACCGATTCAGATATTGTAACAGCCGCGGGTAAGCAAATGAGCTTCTATCCAGTAATTGCTCCTTCTTCCGCCACAGCCCCATATGTTGTTTACTATTACAATCCATTAATACCTGATCCAGATAGGCACTGGATGCGGAAAGACGTTGTTCGATATTCTATATTTGATACAGATGTAGAGCGTCTTTTTGATATAGCTGAGCTTTTTATAGAAACACTGGGCAAGGCTGACACTATTGCCAAGTCTGGCGGTGTAGAGGCGACTGGTCAAGACCGTAGGATATTAGCGTCCATGCAAACAGATTCAAGCCTTGCAGTGCCTTTAGAAAAAGAAGGTTGGTATAGAATGAATTTAGACTTCAAAATATGTAATGTATAAAAAAACATATGGTACAATATATTCTGTATGGAATTTATTACAATAACCTATGTTGGGAGAACCCCAGGATACATAGCAAAAGTTGGAAATTCTGTATATGAGTTTGAATGGAATAAATCTCTTGGAATCGGTAAAAGACGAGGAGAGGTTAATCCATCACACATTTCTAAGATCGCTAATTGGCGTGACAAGAAAGGTCGAAGAATATTTCGGCTTGATAAATTAGGAGGAAATGCAAATGGCAGTTAATGTCGCAAATATCGTCGTTGGTGAAGCAACCATTAAACTTGGTCCTTCTGCTAACGCAACAACAATTGCTGCAATGGACAACTTCGCAGATGTCGGCGCTACACAAAATGGTGTCGAAATTTCGTGGGAGCCAGACATTGTGGACATTGAGATCGATCAGTATGGTGATGCAGCCAAGTTGATTCAGTCAAAAGTTAAGGTGATGGTCAAGACGACCCTTGCCGAGGCAACGCTGAATAACCTTGCAATTGCATGGAACTATGATGACGAGACAGATGGTGATGACATCAAGGCTAACCTCGCCGGCTCAGGTGCGAGCACGAACACGTTCCTGTTCGGTTCGCAGAATGTGTACCCGCGTGAGAAGGGCTTGGTCATCGTCGGATCAGCCCCTGGTTCGTCGGCAGCCGCAATTAAGACTCGTAGCTACTACACAAAGCGTGCGGTCTCGATGGAATCATCGATGATCAGCATGAAGCGTGCAGAGGCAACGATGTTCGCTGTAGGCTTCCGTATCCTTCCCAAGACAGAGGATACAAACTACGAATACGGCAAGATTATCGATCAGCAATAATTGATTGAAAAATCGTAAAGTTGCTCTCGCAACCTACTATCATGTGATAAACTTGATAGGTAAGGAGCGAGAGCTTCTTTATTTTAACCATAAAGTGAGGTACTTTAAAAATGAGCGATAATAAGGATATCCTGGCAGGAACCGAAATTCTTTTCGCAGATGGAAAGAAGCGTGAAATTAAGCCATTAACAATTCGTAATCTCCGTAAGTTTATGAAAATTGTTAAGAATTTAAAGAGCGAAGAGACTTTGGAAGATGCAGATATTGATGTGATGGTAGAGGCGGCAGCAGTTGCTTTAGCCGTAGTCGATCCAGAGCTGGCTAATGATAGAGAGAAGCTGGAGGACGTACTTGATCTTAAGTCGTTCGGCGCTCTGATGACAGCAGCAATGGGGTCCGACCCTTCCTTCTAGGCGAGGAGAGTGAGGTATCTTCCGACTCAAGTTGGGAAGACATTCCTCTCCTCAAATATGAATCTGAAATATTTATAAAAACCGGAGCTTGGAACAGCATCGGAGAGTTAGAGTCTTGTTTAACTCTCAACGAGCTGTTCCTTCTCTATCGTGCGGCTGTTAATGAAACAAGTACGGCTATGAAGATTGCAGCAGCAGCTCAAGGTGCAGATGTAGATTTCGATGAAGACTGGTATGACCCAGCGCCGAAGAGAATTATCCAAGGACTTGACATCATGCAGATGGGAATTGGTCTTGGGTATGAACAAAAATAGTAAATAAACCTTGATTTTATTTACCTAATGTGTAATAATTAATCTGGCTAAACTATGTCTGATATTGGCGATATTCGCATAACTACTAGTGTTGATACTTCTGCGGCAACTACTGCTACAGAAGTACTGTCTAGATCAATCTTGCAACTGGTTGGTCAAATTAATAGTTACTCAACGGCTGCTTCAAAGGCTACAAGCTCATTTGCTTCATTAGAAAGAATTACTGCCGATGTAGGCAAGCAAACAAAAACATTGATGGGTTTTGTTCAGGCTTATGGGACTGCTCAAAATGTAACTAATAAAACAATAGAAAATGCAAATTCAAATTTAAGAGCTTTAGATGCAACTTTAACAAAAGTTGGATCATCAAATGCAAAATTAACATCAAGTTTAAAATCTCAACAAGCGCAATTTACTGCAATAACTCAAAATGCAAAAGCTTTAAACAGAGCTCTAACCGGCGCTGCCGTGCAGCAATGGTCGCAAAGATCTCAAAATGCTTTAAAATTATCAACACAAAGCTTACTTAGAACAACTGCTCAAACACTTGCATTTACAAGAGCTCTAAGGACTGCTTTCTTTAGTTTTGCAGACCTCGAACAGCAAAGCGTCAGAATTACAAAGCTTTTGGCTGATAACTTCGGGGCGGGTGCTGAGGGCATTGCTACTGCTAAAGAAGAAGTTAAAAAGCTAGGTTTAGAACTTGACAAGATAACAGCAAAATATGGAACCAGCAGGGTGCTGGTGCAAAGCATTGCTGGCGATTTTGCAGAGCTTGGTATTTCTGGGAATCAAGCTTTAGCTGGTCTGACAGAATTAACCAGCATGGTCGAAAAGCTGGGTAATGTTGATATAACACAGAGTCAAAAATTTGTTGAATCAATGTTGCAAAATATTTTAAGAGTTAA